GCTCTAGATACAAAGATTAAGTTTGAATATGCAAAACAATTTGCAGGATTAAACGAAGCACTTGTAGCTACTGTAGTCAAACCAGAAATAGATAAGTTCGATGATGCTAGGCGTAAGAAACAAGCTGTAGAAAGAGAAGCTAATTATCAAGCACAAGTTGCAGCTTCTGACAGTAAAATGATACAAGTTGGTTTTGTAACAGCTAACCCTGAAGATGGACACCAACTAGCTCACGACTGGGCAGCAAGATATGCAGCTAGAAATAGAACTACTATTTCAGCAGGCAGAACAGCATTTAAAGAAAACCTAA